CTGGATCAGTTAAGCGCTCGATGTGAGCCAAGCCAGTAGCATTGGTGCTGCCAAGAATAGGAGTGCCAGTATAAAGAACGTCTGCATACTGTTTCGCTACTCTTGTTAAAACATCCACAACCTTGTTGCCACCATCTTCATTTCTGGTACGCAGGATGCTAACCAAATCACCAATAGCTGCAGCCGATGGAAGATTTTTAATGTATTCCATATTTGCGCCAGAATAAGCTAACGCTAAACGTGACCACTCAGTCTCATCTGGCCTACCATCATAGAACTTTTGAGCATCGCCAATATCTGCGCCCATAGCTAGGACAGGACTATATGGGCCAAACCTAGCATGATTAACAAATATGTAGCCTTCCAACGGACCTTTGCCGGGAGACACATTTGTAAGCTTAGATAGCTTGTCTATGTTCTCTGGGCTTAGTTCACCGGGTCCAAATGTAAGTGAATACTTTTGCCAGCCCAACGCTTCAAGTGCTTTCTTATCTTGAACGTCAGATGGTCCTGATCCAGTAATCCTGTTGTTGGTAGACATTTGCCAAGCAGTCCATCCAGCAGTTCCACCCAAAGTAAGACGCGCCATTGCCAAGTCACGATCTCTACCGCCCTTATTCCAAGAATCCCAGAACCTTGGACTAATAAGATTGGGACCCGGAGTTCTTGCAGCAGTTTCAATAAACTCATTAGTAAGGGATTTAGAAAAAGGCAGGAATGGTTTTAAAAATGGGTTATTAAATATCTTATTTGTTTTCCAATAGAACTCATTAAGCGCAGTTTCGCGGTTAAAGTCCTCTGTCATTGTTGCTTGTTTTCTAGCCGAATCAATATTTGCCTGCATACTCATTGGACGTTCAGTCAAATGCGAAGCAGATATTCTTTGTGCTTCTTTTAAAGCATCATCTGGAGAATAACTAGAAGCAATTAAATTATCATATTCTTTTTGAACAATATGATAAGACTCTTCGTGCATTTGCATACGACCAACAGTCAAACCAACCATATCGTCTGCGGCTTTTAATGATCTGAATGGAACGCTGTATATATATCCAAGCGTATCAATAGCCCTACCAATAAACGTATCAGTAATGTCAGGAGTTCTAAACTCTCTGCCAAACATTCTTATTGGCGCATCGCTAAATGCTTCTGCTGATAACGGAGCAAATGGAGCATCTCCTTTAGCTGCATCAGCAACACCATAATTTCTATAAAACGGAAGCGGAAGTTCTTTTTCACCTACGCCGGGTATTTTTAATTTTGGACCGCCTTTTGAAAGAGTTTCAAATGCGTCAAATATTCCCGGAATAAAACCAGATACTCTAGCTTGAACATCTCCCATAAAGAATCGATCATTAATATATGGTCGACCAAGAGATTCAGCTATTGTTGTACGAGCCATGCCAATAGGTATAGCAACCATTCGCTCAACAGGAGCAGCGGCTCCTTGAAGCACACCAGAAACAAAACTAAATGCGTGTGGAGTAATGTCCGTTAGTAAATTTGATTGCCATACATATATCCAAGCATCTCGCAATCTTTTCCCAAGGCCAGCTTCTAAAAGTCGATTCTTTGCTTTTTGAGTTGGCATATCCATATAGTCTTTAGCCAATTGAAGCAAAGCATCTTCACCGCCAGCATTGTCAAGAACTTGACGAATATTTATTCCTTTTAAGCCGGGGCCAGTATCTTGAACGCGCTTAAATACATTCATGGTGCGACCAACGTCAATAGACACACCTTTTAAATTTCTTGTTATCAAATCATGGAAAGCTACTTGCTGTCTAAGTTGCAACTGACCATCATAATTAAGTTCACGCTTAGACATTTTTTCCATTAAAACGTCTATTTGTTTTGCGCTTTCATCATGTAAATGAACAATACCTGCAACAGTTTTTGCAAGCTCAGAATCACCAACAGACGATTCTAGTGGTGCGCCAGCCAATATTCTTTCTGCCTGTTTTTCAGGAACACCAGCATTTATCATTCGCATGTAAATTGAACGAACAGACATTGATCCGTCTGTTTTTAATGCTGCTTCTGAATTGGCACGTATAGTTGCTTGCAATCCTTCATTATCAAATGCAAGAGTACTAATCGGAGATACCTCAACTCCTTCAGCTATTTGTGTAACTGTTGGGCTAGGGGCAGCATTTACATTTCCTTGTTCAATTAATTGTTCTCTACGAGCTACACGAGCAGCAGCCTCATCTGCAGGTATTGGCGCAATACTTGGCTTAGTAACAGGCTTAGGAGAGACTGGGGCAGGTGTAACTGGAGCAGGATTAATAGCAGGAGGATCAGGGAGAATTTTAGGCTCAGCCACCATCCTCGCTTCTTTTTTAATAATAGGCTTAATTAATTCTTTTACTTTAGGAACCAGCGAAGCTGTTCCAGCAACAGGCTCATATTCCTCAAACACAAGATTCTGCTGTACTGGCGCTCCATCAGTAGGCTCATTAGTTACTGGCTTTAATGCTTCAGTAACAACATCCTCTGCACTCATGGCAGATTCAAGCCTAGCATCAAGTGATTGATTAATTGCCATTTATTTCACCATTTTTTTAATAACTTTTTTGCCAATAGACTTAACTGCTTGAGCTGCAGGAATTGCATTAATAAGTTCCATTGATTCTTTTGTTGCTTGTAATGTTTCGCCTTTGCCCATTACAGGTGGAAACCCTTCGCTAATATCCTTTAATAATTTTCCAAGGTCGCCAACTGTTAAATCTTTAAGCGTCAGCGTTCCAATACCGGGAAGTCCAATAACATCAAAATCTATTACATCAGCACCTTTTTGTATTGCGTCACCAAGAGCGCCGACAGCTTTCATTGTGTCGCTCTGATGTATTGGTTGAGCCTGACCAACATTTAACTGATTAGCCGTTGGTTGTGGCTGTGGTTTTTTCTTTGTTACTGGCTTAGGCTCTGGCTCACGAGTTGCCACAGTTTCAGTCATTGGCAACGACTGATCTTGAGTTTCTGGCTGTTGATAAACAGAGCGATCAGGAGCATCAGGGTAAGCCCTGAAAAACATATACTCCTCATAATCTTTAAAATCATCGTCCATTATCTACTCCGCTGCATAATCAATTGCTCACGAGAAACTCTTGATTGCCTTATGCCTTTAATTATGTTGTCTACAGTAGATGGATTGGTAATCCCGCCTCTAGCCAATTCTCGTTTTAATGCTTCTTCATACCTTGAGTTAATACCAACAATAGAGCCATTTTGCATAGTAAATTCAGGCTGTATCTTTAATAAATCAACTTTTCCACGAGCATCAGAGGGAATTAAAATTCCGTTGGTTCCATAATTAGTTTCAATTTCAGCAGCAAGACTTCCTATTTGTGTGGCTGTTCTATCATCAAGCGCTTTTTTTCTTATTTGTTCACCAGCCTCTTGGATAGTTGGAGCAGGACCTTTTGATCCATTAGCTCTCCATTCTTCTACATTTTTTTGATGTTGTATCTTTGTATCTTGAGCGCCTTTTATTTCTGCAGCCGCTTTTGCCGCAGGACTTTTTGCCCCAAGTACATCAGCAACATCACTACCAGTATTTTTAGCTGAAGTTTCAAGAGCTAATCTACGATCACCAATTCTTCTTTGAAGCGATATAAGAGTTTCGCTTTTTACTCCAATGCCTTTAAAATGGTTTAATAAAGCTTCTCTTGAAGTAATAACATTGCGATCTATATTTTCAATAGCAGACGTAACTACACCTGAATTATCTTCAGATTCTTTTTTCTGCGTAAGTAAATTAACAAAATCATCTGGCAAAGCGCCATAAGTTAATCCACGTAATTCTGCAGCACTTTTTAAATCATTAATATTTGTAATGCGACGTTTTAACAAAGGATCAACCAAACCAGTGCGCAAGTAATACTCTAAGTCTTTTGTGTTACCAGACTTTGCACTTTCCTTATTGTCTTTTGGTAAGTATTCATTTGCAATAGCTAAAGCTGTACTTGCTTTTATATTCCTACCTGAAGCCCATTCAAGAACACTTGATGTTGTTTTTAAAGTTTCATCTTTGCCCATCATCAAATCACGTAACTTCGCAATTTCTTTAGGATCATCTGTTCCAGAATCTTTTCTATTGTTAGGTAAATCAACATATATGTTATTTGCACTAACAACTTCAGGATGAATTTTAGATATCTTTACTAATTCGTTTTGAATTTCAACAAATCTTGCATCTGTTGTTCCAGAACTAAGTGCTTCAATTTTTAATTTATTTGCTTCAATAATAGAATCTTGTTTATTAAAATCTCTTGATTTATTTTTAATATCAATCAGCTTATCGTATTGATCACGCATCTTATCTCTTGCTTCTGCTTGCTCAACAATGTTCATGCTGTCATATATTCGTTTTAAGTCAGCAGGTATCTTCCCAGTTCTAAAATTTTCAGTAATAGCAGCAATATCGCCACCAATATCTTTACGTCTATCAATAACAGCATCCTGCAAAATATTTATCTTTATTCCTTTTGCTAATAGTTGTGTTTCTGTAAGCGTATGCTCACCCGCCTTTTGACCACCAAGCGCTTGATTATTACTAATTAATCTTTGTATTTCAGCGTTAATTGAATCATTTAACGACAAGTATTTATTATTCTCTACATCATATACATCTTCGCCATTAATTAAAGTCCTAACAACATTTGGAAAATCTTCTTGTATTGATTTATCTATCTTTACTTTATTTTTTGTAAAGTTAAGTTCACTTTCTTTTTTACTTGCAGATAGCAAAACTTGATTGCCATATCTGGCAGAAACAGCCCTAAATTTATATGACGCATCAGGGCCAGCAACCGAAGCTAATCCTTTTGACCAACCATCAGAAAATGCCGTTAAATCATCTGATATTTTTTTTGTATCTATTTCGTATATATTTCCGTGTTCATCAAATCCAGTTTCTATCGCCCGTTGTAATTTGCTAACTTTGTCTATAAATTCAGCTTCAGCGTGTGCTGATGCCTCATTTGATCTGTATTTGTTTACAGCAGCGGAAAAAGCATTGGTCGTAAATTCTTTTTTAAATTTCTCTGCATTACCTTGACTCATAGCATCAAGGGTTGTCCGATCTACTGGATTGTTAGCGACAAAGTATTCACCAGCAGCATCGGCATAATTAGCAGCTTGCCCAAACATGCGAGTAGATAAAGAATCTAATGTGCGAGACAAATTAGTAGCGGATTCTCCTGCTGCTTGATATGCAACTTCTGGGCGACGTTGACCAAAGTCGAGGTTCGGCTGTGGTAACTTGGATACTCCAGTTACTTGCACACGACCAGATTCAATTAACGGAATGCGATCTGCCATAATTTACCCTACGTAAAAGCCTTAAACGGGAACGTCTGAGAAAAGTCAGAAACCCCTTTCATTAATTCAACGCCAGCCAATAATCCAGCAGATTCTGTTGCATAACCACCCGCTTTTATTGCTGTTCTAGTATTCTGAATAGCCGCCTCACGATTATAAAATGCGCTGTCGTAAGATGATTTAAGCAATGTTGTAGCATCTTCAAGGCCCATGATTCTTGCTGTCATTGCGTTTAAATCAGATATACGAACATCTTTGTATGTTTCACGTATATTCATTCCTCTAACGCCAGCAATAGAACCTTCAGTTGCAGTAACACCAGAAGCATAACCACGAGCCAAAGCAGTTGCATTAGCTCTTTGTAATGACTTCATTAATGAATTTGCTTGTATTTTATAATTGAGCGTATCGTATTCAATCTTTACTAAATTGCGTTTAAATGCAGCTTCGCCATACTCAACTTCTTTATCTGCACGTAAACTAGCAAGCCTAAGATTTTCTTGTGCCTGTACTGCAAAACCAGCGGCTTTATAATAGCCTGCTGCTTGTTGGGCGAATGCTGATCCAATGGACGATACAAGCCCACTAGCTGCACCCATTGCTACAAATCCTGCTGGATTAGTTGCCATGTTATGTTCCTTGGTTTACAGCAACTTTGTATTCAAGTCCAAGCAATGTCATCTTTAATGGCAATGTTTGCTGAACCTCAATAGCTGCTTCTTTGTTGTATCCCAATATCCCACTTACTCTTTTAGTCCCTGTAAATTCAGGAACAGCAATATCAAGTAATGGACCGTCAAAGTTACGGAATGGTAATAACTGATTGTTAATCTTCATGTGCTGTGTCTTGTAGACAATCGCATTAACCTCAGTGATACGCTTCTTAAAACCAATCCGTGTACCAGATTGAAGTTTTACTTCTACTGGCATTGTCTTTACATACACGGTAAACGGTAAGCCAACCTCGTAGCTTGACGTAGATGCACGATCAAATGTTACTGAGCCACCACCACTTACTGTTTCATTAGACTGCGGCACACCATCAGTAATTACATTAAGTGACTTGCCAATATGCGGGAGACTACTAGCAGAAGCTGCGACACCACCAATAAAGGCACAGTCAGTAAAACGATCATTACTAAATAACTCAACAAAGTACCGAGTTGTCCCGTTAAAAACCCTCTTAACCACAGCATAAATATCCGTCACATCCACATTAACATCTTGAAATTCTCCATCTGTTGTAAATTCAGATGGCGCTATAACTTGTTGCGATCTAAGAATGGAGTACGCAGCCATTGTGCCATCAGTAGAATTAGTGATTAGAAGCAAGTCACCTTCATCTGTTGACGTAGCACGACGCAGTGCCATTCGTGTAGGGCCTTTAAGTAAATGCCCAGATAGCAAAGATATACGCTGCGTAATGTATGTAAGTTGCTGGTCAGAGAACAAGAACTCATTAAGAGCTTTACCCTGACGTTGAACAAACAATGAACCAGACTCAAGCGATTCGACGCGAGTACCGGGCTTTGTGCCATTACGGCTTACGCCTTTAAATGTAAATGTTGTCGGCGTGATAGGCTCAGTACCTGTCTGCGGTACATAGAACTCACCACCAGTAGTAAAGACTTGCAAGTCACGACCTGAGATAAGGTCAACAATGACGTTAAGTTGGTTAGTGTCTAGCGTCGCTTCAACAGCATCATCATCAAGATACTCTGCAGGCTTAAAGTCAAAGAACAAACTAATCTTTGATCCCCACACCGTTGACGGCCTATTCTTACTTCCACCAAAGTAAAGTCTGCCTTCGTGGAACGATACAGTTCTAGGCCAGCCCTTTGTGCTTGACCATACATCTTCGTAGCCAGTTTCAAGCTCCCAACTGCCGTTAGCAATAGCTGTCGTGTTAAAGAATGGGAACTCAGTAACAGCTTCAACAGATGTGCCGCTAAGATACTTTGTAATGCGTACACGGCCTTGTGGTGACGCATTGATGTATTGATTAACATTGCCAGCACTAAACACGCTAGACGAGGCTGTAAGCGTTATATTCCCCGTAACAGCAGACGGTGTTAATGTGCCAGCAGGATTGCTTGAGCTTAATGTAAATGCGTATTGTGGGATGCTGTCAAACGTAATGGTTGTAGCTGTCCAGCTAGCATCAGTAGCACCACGAACAATCTTGATTGGCTGCAAATCAGGATGCACAACAATCAATGTATCTGCTGATTGCGTCCAGCAAATAGATGACAGCATTGCGCCAGTAATTGAAGCAACAGCTAAGTAACTATTGCCAGTGCCATTAATGTTTGTAACCGAAGCACCATCTTTGACAACGTACATTCTGCCTGCCACAAAGCAAAGCATATAGCTATCGTCAACAGAAAACTCAAATGGGACTAAACGCACACCATTAGCTGCAGACGGTGTACTGCTGTTAGGCAATTCAAAAGTATGCTTTAGACCCGGACGACGACGTAACCCGCCCTGTGGCTGGATCAAGACATTCGTAGCCTTTGCCAGTGCATTGCTGTACTGAGCAATATCTACACGCGAACGCAATAACGGGTCTAATTCACCCGTAGAGAAGTTCGTCTGAAAGTCGATAAATCGCATCAGTACCTCACGGCAACCAAAGCATAATCTTCAATAACCTGTGGTGGTTGTCCTTGAGCATCAATGTTAGATGCCTGACGGAAGTATCCACCTCGACCATTCTCAGCAGGAGAGCCGATAGCTAGTCCTTGCCAATAACCAGTCTTTGTTTCTTGCTCTGTAATCGGGTAAGCCAAGTGCCATGCCATCATGTACTTTAACAACTGAATAAAGTATTGAGGCATCGCAAACTCAGGAGTCTGATACGGGTAATCAATATAGACTTCTTGGTAATTCGTAATTAGCTTGTCGCCCTGAATTTCCCATTCCTTTACAGGACGGGCATAGGCATTAGATGTTTCAAATACAGCTCGTGGATTGCCAAGACGATCGCCCGGCAATTGATATTCATACGTCCATTCACTTACAGGAGTGGTCACTAACCTAGCTAGCTTGATCTTTTTGTAAGCAAACGACCAAGGATACATAGATAGCGTCATATCCCTAACGTCTGAGTAGAGACGATCGCAAGCGTTGGCTTCATCGGTTCCATCATTAAAGGATGAAATAGGAGCAGCGCCTAACAAGATTAATGCGTCAGCGCAAATTGATACACCAGTGTCGCCTGCAGCCATGCCAACCTCTCAAGTAATAAAGGGCTAGTCCCAAGATTTCCCAGAACTAGCCCCGTGTCACATTGCTACGGATTAGTCCGTGTCAGTAGCCGAAACAGTCGTACCGTCAGCAATATCCACAGCCGTGGAGCTTACTGCGTTTACGTATGTCAGGACTAGACTTGGAGTAGTCGTGTCGTAAACAAAGATAATGTCACCAACTTTCAGGGTGTCTTTCAACGACAGAAAATAATCTGCAGTGTTGACAGTAGCCTGAGTATCAGCAGTTTTATACAGGTACATCGATGGTGCATTGCCAGCTTTAGCAGCGCACACCGTTACCCAACCAGTTGAAGAAAATGCCATGTTAGCCTCCTAGATTAAGATTCACGGCAGATGATCTTGACGATACCGTCATCGTCAATAGCCACTGCGCCAGCCGAGAACATAGATGCAATCAGGAAAGAAGTCTTTTCTGGCACGTAGTTGATCTCAGTTTTTGGAGCAATACCTTCTGCCAGACCAACAGCATCACCGTGGAATGCGAAGCAGGTACGATCATTTGAGCCATCTTTAGCCAAACCACCTTCAGTACGATCACCGAGAACGTGGAATGTGAAGCCTAAGAATGTGTTGATTTCGCCCTGAACCAATGCCTTGACGGTATTGAAGTCAGACGAAGTAACAGCAGTCTCAGACAACAAGCTAGCCAAGCTAGATGCGTGAATGATGATGTGACGGTTATCCATAGGAACGTTGTTCGTATTCAGCGTTTGAGCTGCCGAACGGAGTTTAGCTACGTTCATATTGGTGTCAGAACCACCGATATCATTGCTAACGCTAGTTGCGCTCGATGCTGTCAAAGCGTCCAGAATCAATTGATCCTGACGACGACCGATAGCATTCGATACAACTTTAACCAATTCACGACGCTCGTCGAAATTGACTTTAGCTTGCATAAAGATATCCGAATACTCAGCAGCGATATAGTCGCTCAGAGTTGCGGTTACTTGCGAGTAAGTAACGTTCAATGGAGTTACGTCAGTTTGCGGAATGCGAACTTGAGCAACGCCCTTGCCGATCTTAGGGAATTTGTAAGTAGAACCTTCGACACCTGAACGGACACGGACAGCAGGACGGAGAACCGCCGAAGCCTGATAGGCTTGCTTAACTTCCGCATCAAACAGGGTTACAAAGGCTGTGGACAGATTAATAGCCATTTTGTTTACCTTTTGACAAAGTTATAAAGAGAGTCCTCGCTGTCGGTGAGCCGGGAGCCGGGCCGTTTGCTTGCAGTAGGATGCCAGCCAGTTGGGTACAACCATCTGAGGGTCGGTAATCTGATATGCCTCGGATAGTGATTCTATCCAAGTTTGTCTATAAAGCAAGTGCTTTTGATATTTTTTTGCAAAAAAAACCCCAGCCGAAGCTGGGTAACTCTGCGCTGAACAGAGGAAGGAACTTAACCGTAGCGCTGTTGGAATAGTCGTTCAACCTTCTGACGGTAAGCTGGATCGCTGACGTACTTAGGATCGCCAACCATAGATTGCAACTCTAGGTCTGTCGGCATTCCGTCAACCGCTTCTTTGCCATCAGGGATTCTACCTTCATACGCTGCACGGATTTTTGACAGGGCTTTCATGCCTTTGGCTGTACCACCCATGATCTTGAATTCATCAAAATCTTCAGCCGACCAAACACCCTTATTGACCAATCCCCTAGCCCAATCCACCATGCCATTGATAATAGCGTTAGCATTTGGACCAAGTGCCCGACGTTCTGCTTCTAAATCTACATCCGGTGTGCCCATGACATTGGACGCACCTTCCATTATTTGAGTAGCAAGCTCGTCAAATGCAGCCTGAGATACACCATTTTTTGCCGCCCAGTCTTTAAACATTGGGACCATTGGCATTTGGTCAGCATTCTCACCAAAGGCCGATAAATCATATTTACCTTCAGGCGGTGCTTTGTGCGCACCTTTGGAAACCATTTTGCGTAAGTCCTTCCAAGACTTCGCCATGCCTTCCATATCAGGTTCATTCTTATCCTTATTCCAGAAATTTTCAGGCCACCAATCAGGACGATCGACAGGCTCATCATCTGGAATAGAGTCTGCTGTCCTATGTTCTACTGCTGCTTGATTATCAGAGGGAGCATCACTAGTCTCAGTAGGCTCTACGTTGTCAAGTAGGCCAGTGGGTTCTTCTGCTGAATCACTAGGCTCGACTGCCGTATTTGTATCGCTCAAAAGTTCCTCGCTCGATTAATTCGGGATTCTATCTCTTTGATTAAAGAGCATCTCCCTTCCAAAAAATAGCCGTATGAAGGATCACTTCCCGGCCCCCAACATGGTTGCTCAACAGTTACATCACGTAGCCATTTGAGCAGCTTCTGCCCTTCTTCTGTGCCAAATACTCGCAGGCACAATTTATCTGTATCACTAGATTCTCTTGGTTCAAGCGACTGCTGCATCGCCTCCAGATCGTCCCATCCACTCATAAGGCTCTCCTTCGATTATTTCTGTATTATTTAAATCTGCTTCTGCTTCTTCCGTCGCATGGATGCAGTACCAAATGCAGTCAGTCTCACTAATAATTACATGACTGCAGCCAGCTTTTATTTCTATACATGCAGGAGCTTCATATATAGTTTGTTCACCATCAACATCAACACACGCTATGCCCTTAGCCAATATAGATAAGTGAGAATAGCCATGTATATGTTTGGCAACAGCATAACCTTTAGGTATAAAATGCTCCTTGGCATATAGACCAGCAGCAAAATGATGACTAGTATCAGGCTGCAAGCGGCGCTCCTTGTTGTTTCATAAGTGCTTCTTGTTGACCAGCCATAGCCATAGTGACTTGCTGTTCCATTTCCATCTTCTTTTGCTCTTCCATCATAAATGCACGTTCTGCGCCAGTGTTTCTAATGGCTGACGGAATACCAAGTTTATCGCCAATGTAATCAATCAAGTCGCCAGTCTTAACAGCCATTAAACCTTCTGCACCAAACTGAGCAGTAATCTGCATGAATTGCATAATGTTGTTAATTTCTTCCATATTCTGCGCCATAGCTAACGGGGCAACAGGAGACACCTTAACTTCTAAACCATTAATCTTTAATGGCGCATCAATTAATCCTCGCTCATCCATTACTTGAATTATGCGAGACACCATCGGTATCATCGTCTCGTTAATCAAGCGACCAAATGCTGATCCTAGATTCTGTGCAAGTTCTTTCATGCGCTCAACTACCTCAGTAGCAGAACGTGCAGACATATTGTCTGGTGGTAGCGACTCATCAAGCAATGTACGTTTAATGTTCTGACGTAAATCGTTAATAACAATCTGACTTACGTTAAAATCACCAGCACGAGCAAGTGGTCGTAGTGACTCACCTTGTGGTCCACCATTCCTAGCCACCGGAATAATCGCACCCGGCAGAATCTTGACTGTCTGTGGATTCAATACACCATCGTCTGCTGCAGTATAGACACCAGCAACAGCCAATGAAGCATTCTTTAACAGCAACTCAAGTGTCTTGTTGAGTGTTTTAATATCTGGCAACGCAGTAAGCAATGGGCCACGACCATATATCTCACCAGCCACCTTGGCATAACGACTAATGACCCAAGGAGACGATGCCATACGACGATAAACTATTTCTTCTTTACCGCCAGTCACACATATAACGTGATAGCACCAGTCACCACGCTCATAATCTAAGATGGTTGCTTCCATTAAGTCCATCTCATCGGTGGGCTTAGTGGCAATCATGTTCTTTAGATGCTCAGAAAACTCTGCGTCTTTCCATTGCTGAGCAATAGCTTCTGCTTTCATGCGCATACGACGGTACACTTTATCTACCTGACCGTTTGCACCTTCTTCAAACGACACAAGGAACATTGGCACAGGAATAAAGTTAATAGGCGACACATCATCACCCGGCTGTACCATCATGCAAGCTGTACCTACAGCCATATCCATTAGGAATTCACCGATAGCAATGTCAAAGTTCGATTGCTTAATGACGGTAAACATCTTTTCCATCCAAACATCAAGCAATGCTTGGGCTTGATCTCTTTGTTGTGGAGAAATATCTGAACCGGGTTCTAGCCTGCACCACTTACGCTGTGGTGGGAAGATGCCAGACTGAAGTCGATTAGCAAAACGCTGAGTTGAGTTGATAGCTGTCGAGTCAAATACTCGTGCCATCTTCTTTGCACCCTGTGAGTTACCGTCGTAGTATCCGTATAACTGACGTTGAGGCAAAGCAAACTCATAAGCATCACGGTACAAAGACTCAAACAAGTCTTTATTACGCTGAGCTTTCTCGGCACGACGTAGGATTTCATCTAAGGCCATCTTCTTGCCTTGATAGTTCTTACGCTTCTGGCCCTTCATGTACGATATTTCAGCCATTATTTCAGCCTTTCTTTCATAAGCATTGGTCGTTCTGCCTGCCGTGGTTTCATTGCTAACCGAGCTTGTTGTTCTTCGTCATCCATGATCTTATGTATCTCACCCGCACGTTTACCGCCAGCAGGGCCGTTGTCATAGATAGGCCAATTGCCTTTGTCTATGTCAGTTTTCCAAGTTTTGTACAATTCATCTTCGTCTTTAATTACCTTGTTGTTGACCCAACCCGGCACAGTTGCAAACTTTCCTTTGTGTTTTCCTTCTGGAATGTAGATGGTTGACGAATAAACCGTAATTGGACGGCCTTTTTCATCACGACCAACATTGCCAGTACGAATAGAATCTCTATGGTATTTAACAATGTTTTCTTCGGCAGGAGTTAAATTCAAATCAGCCATTATTCATACCACTCCAAAGATAGGTGTGCGGCATGTGCCGTACCGTTTACATTCGTGAGCCTAAACAAATAATTTGTTAGGGGCTTTAATACATATTCCAATGATCCTGCTGTGCCACCACCAGATTTCTTACCACTACCGCCCGGTAATATCTGCGCATCAAGTTGTGTTCCTAATGACGACACAGTTGGGTTGATAATCATCGCAACTTGGCTGCTAGTCGTATAATTGCGATTCCTATTGATAGGAGTAAATGACGTACCTCCCGTCGCAGACGTTCCTTCATAGATATAAAACTCCGCATCTCCGATACATAAAGCGTCAATAGTCATGTGTGGCATTACACCAGACGCAGACGCAAGAACAATATCTATACTTGCATCAGCACCCAATGGCGATGACTCTGGGTTCATCTTATAAGCAAAGAATGCTCTGCCATCATGGTTACGCTGATGATTTACATCAACCATAATGATGGGCGAATCAGCACCACCAACAACAAAGTTGCCTGCGTTGTTCTTTTGAGCAAGTGATACCAGTCGTGACTTGGTATTTAATGACTCAATGTCAACCGTAATGACAGCCATTAATCTTCCTCATCCTCATCTTCCAACTCATTCATTGCAACCAATGCTGCAGTTATTGGACCGCCCGGCTCCCACGTATCGCATGTTCTGCTTGCAGTACACGGTATATCCCACTCGTCGCAATAACCAACGCTATCATTAGTATCAACCCATGATGGATCGACCTCAGGTGGTGTAACTTGCTCATACTTTTTCATGCAGTCATCAATGAATTTTGTTTTCCAATAGTGACCGCAGTTACCACACAACATTTGACGAGCAGCGTTTTCGCTAATGTTCCACTTCGTAGACTTTAAAATCCAGAAGATAGTTTCAGGCGCACGAGGATTAGCAGGACCCAAGTTTGCTTTGACTATGCAAATCCTGTGATTCTTAATGCTAAGACTTTTGTTTTGCAAAACTTCAGGACATTCTGCGTCTGATTTTTTTTGCAATACTTCATTCATTAACATTTGACGTTCTGAATCTGCCATCTTATGCCTTACTCTTTTTAACTTTATTTGCTTCTGAAAGCGCAATAGCTATAGCTTGTTTAGGGTCGGTAACTTCTGGGCCACCTTTGCCTGAGTGAAGTCCACCCGCTTTATATTCTTTCATTACCTTCTTAACTTTTTTCTGAAACTTATCCATTAGAGTGACACTCCTTTAGAAAGCATAGGACGAGACAAGCTGCGTACACGAGCGCGAACACGGGACAATTTACGCTCACCAGATTCTCGCTGTATTACTTCTGTCTCTTGTTTAGTCTTTTCTATTTGTTGTTTACCAGTTTCCATTTCAGAAGCAATTTGTTTCTGCATTGCATCTTGTTCTGCCAAAACTTTATCTAATTCAGATTTAGCTGCGGCTTCATCTTCGGCTGCTTTTTTTTCTTCAGCTTTAGTTTGTGGCTCAACAACATTCTTTTGAACGTACTTATCAATTGCTTGCAGGATAAGTTTAGTATTAATGTATATAGGCATGGCTTACCCCACTGTTGTAGTAGATGCGCCAAGGGTAGTGTCAGCACCTAACACGCCCATTTCAGGATTAATACGAACGTCAGACAGTAAAGCACGACGACCAGAACGAACACGGGCACGAAGTTTTGACGATTCTTCTTCGCCTAACTTACGACGCTCTTCTTCTAATGCAGTTGCGGTAGCTTTAGCCTCAGCCTCCATAGAACTTTTTTGCTCTGCGTACTTAGCTGTTTCTGCAGATAATCGTTCACGAGCTACTTTAGCTTGTTCTTGTTGAGCAGCAATTTGCTGTTGCATTTGAGCTGTCGCCACGCGCGCTTCGGCGGCAGATGCGTTACGTGCCTTAGCGGCAGACTTACGAGCTTCGTTAGCTTGATAAACTGAACCAGCAAAACTGGCTGCTGCTAGCCAATAAATAGCCATAATGACCTCCAAACATGACAATGTTCGAGAAATTGTATCTGCTTTGATGCAAACTACAATACAATGATATCACCTATATATCATTATTTAAGCAAATACGTCAAAGTCTGTGGATGCTGAGCCTTGTTGGATGAATTGGCCTGATAAACCTAGTGGAGTTTTGGTCATTCGTCTGTGTTCACCGCCACCTAGCAGCAAATATCCGAATGCGTCGCCTACGTGGGAGTGTTCATTCTTGTTGGGTGAGTCTCTAAAGCGCTCTTGCCCTGCACCGACAGCCACTCGTTTGAAGTGATAGCCACCAGCGAGGGACTTTCTTAGCAATTTGCAACTTTTATCAACCATTAACCCGGGCTTTCCTTGAATTAATCGTTGCATAGGGGCTGCGGCTGCTTCTCGACGTACCTTAAAGTCGTTTGACGGGGTAGGTTGTGCCCGCAAACCTAGTGTTCGCAGGTGATCGAACGCTGTTACTTCGTATATTGCGTCTCGTTGCATACCTGCTGGGTCGCCCCAGACCATAATGCTGGCTTTTGGAAACCGGGCATTCAATTCTGTAAGCAATTGCTGACCAAATCGCTCTAGTCCCATGTCAAAGGTAACAATTTCATGGATTACATTCCATGTACCTGCGGGTGTTTTCTGCCCAATGACTGCGGCTGGGGTCAAACCGAAGTCAAGGCCGACTTGTATGGGTAGATTAATATCGTAATCTAGGTCTGCAGACATTAAGTTGTCGTCATATTCAGGCCAGACGGGTCTGCCTTCTTGTACATACGTGTACTTTCCTTCGGCGTAGCAGCGTATCCAGTCTAGGTTCTTACCTAATAGCATTTGCTGGTAGTAACCACCGGGCAGATTGCTTACGTTTTCTGCTTTGGGATTGGGTTTCCACCATCGACCTGATGCGTATATGTGATCGTTAGCTTCTGGATTCTCCGGTAGCATATCGAGTTCTGCCTCGACCACCCCACCCGGTTGACGGAAGAAGTCCCACTTATAGGCTCCTGACATCTTCTCCTTTTCTGCCATGCGGAACCACCAGTGGTCGTCGTCCATAGGGTTAGTGTCCATAATAATGCCGTGCCAACTTGCTCCACCGTCACGCTTGGTAGGATAGCGCCCGACACGATGGGTAAGCCCATCAATAACTGCTTTTGGAAGTTCTCTGGCTTCATTTACCCATGCTCCTGTCAATTCCAACGA